GCAGTTGGCGAAGACGGGAGAATACATGGACGAGTACGCCACATCGGAGCGGTTACCGGACGCATGGCGCACTCCAGCCCGAACATGGCTCAGATACCTGCAGTAAGGGCTGAGTATGGTAAGCAGTGCCGTGAGTTGTTCACCACACCTGAAGGCCGTGTCCTTGTAGGCGCTGATGCCAGTGGTCTTGAGCTACGTATGTTGGCACACTACATGGATGATGAATCCTACACCAAGGAGATACTGTCAGGTGACATACACACAGCTAACCAGACAGCCGCAGGACTAGAAACAAGAGATCAAGCTAAGACATTTATCTATGCATTCCTGTACGGTGCAGGTGATGCCAAGATAGGTAGTGTTGTAGGAGGCAGCGCCGCTCATGGTAAGAAGCTCAAAGCAGCGTTCCTTAAGAACACACCTGCGCTAGCAAAGCTACGCTCTGAGACTATGGCAGAAGCAGAGACAGGCTTCCTAACTGGACTAGATGGCAGACGCATACGTGTACGATCACAACACGCCGCACTGAACACACTGCTACAGGGCGCTGGCGCTGTGGTAATGAAGCAGGCTATCGTTATCCTGTATGATCTACTGGCTCGTGTTGACTTCAAGCTAGTCGCACAGGTACACGATGAGTGGCAGATAGAATGTAAACCAGAGGACGCAGACTTTATTGGTAAGTCGTGTGTCAACTCAATGATATTCGCAGGTGAACTCCTGCAACTGAACTGTCCGTTAGACGGAGAGTATAGGGTTGGTAATAGTTGGGCCGATACCCACTAGCACAATTCTATTTTATGTGGTATAATATTATGGTAAGTTTAATTAGTGGAGAGATACACTATGTCTAATGAAGCACCCAATGTAATGGTCAACTGCTCTTTGTTCTGGCCTAACCTGACTCACAAGAACGAGTTAGCTGGTAAGTACACAGTCGATGTTGGCAATCTATCTGACGCTGCTATTATGGCGTTGGAAGACATGGGACTTAACATTCACAACAAAGGGGATGAGCGTGGAAACTACATCACCTGTAAGTCGAAGAACAAGTACCGTGCGTTCAGACCTGACGGATCAGAGTTGCTTATTAAGGGACGCACACCACGGGACGAGGAAGATGATCCCGAATCAGGAGTCGTGGTGGGTAATGGTTCTACCGCTAGGTGTCTCATCGGATACTACGATTGGGAATACCTCAAAAAGAAAGGTCGTAGTCCCTCTCTCAAGCGTTTAGTAGTTGAGAACGTAGTAGAGTACGCACCTGAAGCAGAAGAGATGGAAGCTCTGTGATACTGGTTGATGGGGATATGCTGGTGTATCGTGTGGGGTTTGCTTGTGACAACGAAACTAAAAAGGTTGCCACACAAACTCTAGACAACTACCTATCCGAAATGATTGCTGACTTGTCAGATCATTACACCACCAGCACTGTATTCCTGACGGGAAAGGGCAATTTCAGGGACGAGATTGCCACATCCCAATCATACAAAGGCGACAGAAAAGAAAAACGCAAGCCTGTACACAAGAAGCTGCTCCGTGACTTTATGATATCAGAGTGGAATGCACAGGTTGTTGACGGTATGGAAGCTGACGATGCTATTGCTATCAAAGCAACTGAGCTAGATCACAAAGCTGTCATCTGTTCTTTGGACAAAGACTTCAAGCAGGTTCCTTGTCCTATGTATGATTACACAAAAAAGAAAATGAACCCTACTACACCAGAAGATGCTATGCGTTGGTTGTACAAGCAGGCGTTGATGGGTGATCGTGTCGATAACATTCCGGGCATACACGGTATTGGTCCCAAGACAGCAGACAAGATAATTGATCCTTGTACTACTGAGTGGGAGTGCTACAGCGTGTGTCTGACCCACTACTGGGACAACGAGTTAGATGAAGACAGGCTGCTAGAAAGTCTCAATCTTCTTTATCTGTTACGCTCACCTGAAGATAGGTACAGCAAGCCATCGGAGATTTAAATGAAAGAATACATCGTCACTATGTGGGAAAACTCAGACCTAAGATGTCTCAGAGAAATAAAGGATGGTTTTAAAACAGAAGAAGAGGCTTGGGATTGGGCGATGAGAGACATTGAATCTTATCAAGGTGGCTCATTTCAAATAGGTGAGTATGATGTAGATGAAGAAATATGATTCTAAGTTTGAGAAAGAAGCCCATAACATTATGCAGGGCTGTGAGTACCATCCAGAGCAGACAATCTTTTATCTTGTTCCTAAACATTACGAACCTGACTTTGTTTATAAGTATCGTAGTAAGACATGGTACATAGAAGCCAAGGGTAGGTTTCGTACATCAGAGGAGGCGCGTAAGTATGTCATCATCGCAGAGACACTTGGGCCAAAGGAGGAGTTGGTATTTCTCTTCCAAAGACCAAGAACACCAATGCCGGGATCACGAAGAAGAAAAGATGGTACACGCTACACAATGGAAGAGTGGGCAGAAAAGCATGGATTCCGTTGGTACACTCTTGAAACAATACCTACAGGATGGAGAAGATGAGACATCTAGTAATACCTGATACTCAGATCAAACCAGAGCATCCTATAGATCATATGCAATGGGCTGGTAGGTACGCTTGTGCCATCAAGCCTGACGTTATTATACATCTGGGGGATCATTGGGATATGCCATCGTTGTCATCGTATGACGTTGGTAAGAAGTCGTTTGAAGGTAGACGTTACTCTGCTGATGTCGAGGCAGGCAACGAAGCAATGCAAGTGTTTATGGACTGCATACGAAACGAACAGAAGCGTTTGCGTCAGCGTAAAAAGAAAGTGTGGAAGCCCCGCATGATCTTTACGCTTGGTAATCACGAGTATAGGATTGAACGTGCAGTAGAGAACGATGCAAAACTAGAAGGACTTATGAGCTATGAGGATCTTAATCTCAGGGGGTGGGAGACTTATCCGTATCTGCAGCCGGTGGTTGTGGACGGTATCGCTTATTGTCATTTTTTCACTAGCGGCGTTATGGGCCGCGCAGTTAGCAATGCAAAGTTACTGCTCCAAAAGAAGCATATGTCTTGTGTCATGGGACACGTACAGGACAGAGACATTGCCTTTGACAGAAACGCAGCAGGGAAAAGAATGACAGGTTTGTTTGCTGGTATTTACTACCAACACGATGAGGAGTATCTGAACCCTCAGACTAACGGATCATGGTCTGGTCTATGGGTATTCAATGAAGTAGACAACGGCACGTTTGACGAGATGCCTGTGTCTATGTCATATCTTAGGGGGAAGTATGGATGAAAACATTCGACGAAATGTTAGAGTTAATCAGTCACAGCTTGGATGAAGTGACGCTTCTAGAAGTTTTAGAGATTAACTCAGAAGATATTGTTGTTGCTTTTTCCGACAGGATACGCAATCAACTACATAAGTTTAACGGGCTGGAAGAGGAAGTAGATGAGTAGCATAAACGAAGCAACATCAGAAGAATGGGACAAGGCCAGCACCACAGTGTATGGTAAACTGTTTCACCCAGACGATCCTGCAATACAGAAACAAATAGGCGGCAATCACTACAGTCGTTACACAATACAACCAGTGGACTTTATCATTGCTAACGATCTAGATTGGTGTGAAGGAAACGCCATCAAATATATTACTAGATGGAAAGACAAGAACGGAGTAGAAGATATTAAGAAAGCTATACACTACTTAGAAATATTACTGGAACGTGTACAAAATGACGAACGTAATTGAAGGCAACTTTAAAAAAGATGTTCCTGCTAATGAGTTTCTTTCTGCTTGTGCATTAAGAGCGCAAAATCAAATTGAAGAAGGAAGAAATCCTAAAGTAGTTGTAGTCTTTTTTGAGAACGGATACCCGTTAGAAGTAACCTCATCGGAGCAGTACCCTGATGGAGTGTTTATGACACTTCATTTAGCAGCATCAGCAATTATCAATGAAACACTAGGCATAACAGGAGAACCAGAATAAATGGATGCATACCAGCAGTACATACACAAGTCCCGCTACGCAAGATACCTACCAGAAGAGAAACGTAGAGAGACTTGGGAAGAGACAGTAAACAGGTACGTCAACTACTGGGTTGATCGTGCTGACCTGAACGACTTTGAAGTGTCAGAGATATTCAAAGCTATCCACGATTTAGACGTAATGCCTTCTATGCGAGCGTTGATGACTGCTGGAGAGGCACTAGATCGTGACAACGTAGCTGGGTTTAACTGTAGCTACCTGCCTATTGACCACCCCAAAGCGTTCGATGAGATGATGTACGTGCTCATGTGTGGTACGGGTGTAGGGTTCAGTGTAGAGCGACAGTACGTACAAAAACTACCAGAGGTGGCAGAGACATTCCATGAAACCGACACAGTTATTAATGTGGCAGATTCGAAGATCGGATGGGCGAAATCGTTTAGGGAATTGGTATCACTGCTGTATTCGGGTCAGGTTCCCCAATGGGACACTAGCAGAGTACGACCTGCAGGTTCCGCGCTACGAATTTTTGGCGGTAGAGCATCGGGTCCAGAACCTTTGCTTGAATTATTTCGATTCACAGTTGAACTCTTTCAGAACGCTGCTGGGCGAAAACTTAGCTCCGTTGAATGCCACGATCTTTGCTGCAAGATTGCTCAAATTGTCGTTGTCGGAGGAGTCAGACGATCAGCACTCATCAGTCTCAGCAACCTCACAGATGACAGACTGCGACGATGTAAGTCAGGACAATGGTGGGTAGATAACCCCCAGCGAGGACTAGCAAACAACTCTGCGTGTTACACAGAGAAGCCAGACTTTGAGGCATTTTTAAATGAGTGGACAAGCCTATACGAATCACGATCTGGAGAGCGAGGCGTCTTTTCTAGAGTGGCTAGTCAAAAACAGGCTGCAAGAAATGAGCGACGAGATGCTACCTACGATTTTGGAACTAATCCATGTAGTGAAATTATCCTCCGTCCCTATCAATTCTGTAATCTATCAGAGGTTGTTGTCAGGCCGTCCGATACTCTCGCAAGCCTCAAACGAAAAGTACGGGTTGCGACTATCCTTGGAACTCTACAGGCTACCCTCACAGACTTTAGATACCTCAGAAACATCTGGAAAGTAAACACAGAAGATGAGGCGCTGCTGGGTGTGTCACTGACAGGTATCATGGATCACCCTATGTTATCAGGACGAGGAGATAAGAGTGAACTCAAGAAGTGGCTTAGAGCTATGCGACAAGAGGCCATCAAGACTAATGGAGAGTGGGCTGCTAGGCTGGGTATTAACCCGTCTACAGCCATTACTGCTGTTAAGCCTTCAGGTACTGTTAGTCAGTTGGTCGACAGTGCTAGTGGTATCCACCCTCGCTATAGCTCTCAGTACATTCGCAGAGTTAGGGCTGACAGTCGTGACCCACTTTGTACCGTTCTAGAGGCCGCTGGTGTGCCTGTAGAGGACGATGTGATGTCACCCAGTACCAAGGTATTTAGCTTCCCTATCGCGTCTCCTGAAGGCGCTGTGACAGCCTCAGACATGGGTGCTATGGAGCAGTTAGAACTGTGGGAGATATATCAAGATGAATGGTGTGAGCACAAACCATCAATGACTTGTTACTACAGGGACGATGAGTTCCTTGAGGTGGGCCAGTGGTTGTACAACAAGTTTGACAAGGTTAGTGGTGTCAGCTTCCTGCCGTACTCAGACCACACGTACCAACAAGCACCATACGAACCTGTGGACAAGAAAGAGTACAGACAACTTGCTAAAGACTTTCCTAAAGAAATATCGTGGGACATAGAAGAAGCCAGCGATATGACTGAAGGATCACAACAACTGGCCTGCACAGGAAACAACTGTGAACTATGACATAAAGATCATAGAATAACCTTTAGACTTGCCTACGTCCTCTGGCTTATCTTTGGAGTCATGGGACGTAGGTATTCCTTCAGCCTGCATCTTCTTAATACGATCTTTAGAACGCTGACACATACTGTGATAGTCGATAGATGTATATGATACGCTGTGTTTATCATTGTTGTTCTTGGTCTTCATTCTTTCAAAGCTCCTTCAAGAACCTTACCGACAATGGGTAAGGCATATATTGAATCATCAGGTATTGGGTTAGGTGTTTCACCTGCCAGTACAGCCCGTGCTACATCAGCGGTGTCTTCTATGACTGCTGACGGGAACGTAGCAGTAACAGGCGGTAACAAATTAGTGGCTATAGCTTGAAGAGGATTACTCATAAACTTGTCGTATCCATAGTCGTTAGCACCCATAGCACCAAATGTTAATACCGAACCTACTTGATACAAAGCCCCTATTGCAGCTTGTTCTGGGTCTGGAACGTCACCCTTGATAACTTGGCGACCTTCATTGACAATACCGTAACCACCACCTGACAGGACCATATACCGCATTGCATTCTGCAAAGCCTGTCTCTTGTTACCTTCCTTCCACTCTTTGAATATCCTACGCTCCATCAAATCAAACTGCTTGATGGCAAAACCTTTGAGCATATAAAACAAACGAGCATTAGGATTAGCAAGACCAAAAGCTGTTTGAGCCGCTGCGTTGATAGGTTGTAGCTTAAACAAATCAAACATCACCAGATCACGCACCAACTCACTGTTAGTGTTGCCAGCAAGGATGTCTCTTTTTACTTGATCTAGTTCGCCCCTACTAAAGCTGTACTGCCACTTGTTATCAAAAGCACCGCTGTTGATATCTTGACGCGCCTTACGGAAAGAAGCACCCATGATACGGCTCTTACCAAACTGATCGAGCTTGGCAAAACCAGACCACTTCATAGACCACTCAAGAAGAGATTCACTGGCTTGTGCGGCGTTTTCTAAAAACTTATTACCACTAAACTTTTCACCAAGTAGTTTTTGATCTGTACCTTTTCTC